TCGCAATTCGCTTCGCGACACGATCCGCCGCCGCCTGAGACACAATGCTCTCGGCAGTTCCCACGCCAACAAACGACTCCACCGTGTCCGTTTGATTGGCCGTATAATAAGATAGTGCCTTGGCAGTAAGGGCTTCGACAAGCTCCGAAAAGTCAGTGGCTCGGACGGCTGCCCCGTCAAAACGAACCGCATTGTAGGGGGACTCGTCCTTGCAAGAATCAGGATCACCCGAAGTGGACTCCGATTCCTCGGTGCCATACGAGCGAATCCAACGAATCGTAGCCGGGCCGTGGCCGACAATCAAAAGCTGAAACGATTCATCTTTACCGTCCAAATTTTCGGACTCGACCGGACAGGAGGTTTCGCCTTCAGTCGTTTCCTCTCGCACGTCCATAGTTCGAACTTTTCGAGCTTGCGGTTTAAACGCAAAGATTTGCGACGTGGCCGTCACCTGTTGGTCCCAACGCAAACTTCCACGCTCAACAGAAATTTGTTTAGCGAGAATCGGTTTGTAAGCCCCGCGAATGCCGCCTGCATAGAAAATACCGAGGTCCAAAGTTTCTTCGATGCCCGCGAAAGCTACCTCCGCAAAGCCGAACTTTACATCGCCCCCGGGGATTCGCTTTGACTGGGACGAAGCCCCAAACATCCCACGGGTTTCAAGAGCCCACGTAATCGGACATCCATTGTCTAACCGGTCCGGTTGAAACGCTTCCCACAGTCGGTTCTCACCGTCTTCATCCACGCTCACGTGAAAAATTCTTTCAGTGCCCGCGATATCCCCGTAAACCCATTCCACGGGTCGCGTGCCGAGCCAATAACCGGACCACGACGGCGGGGTGTCTTCGTTCAAAGTTTCAACGCTGGCATCGTTAAGAACCCACGTGTGCTTGTTGTAGATGTCTCCCGAGGGGACGCTGTAAAGCAGATAAGGACCGAACGCGCCACACGCCGTCAAACTAAGGTCTTCGTGGAGATTGGACTTCGAGACCATCATCTCGCTATCCCGAATTGGAGCACGGCCCGACTGCTGAGCAGCATGTGCGGCATCGAAAATGATGACGCCTGAAGAACTGATCCACGAGATGCGACCGAAATGCGACACAACGGCGCGCGATGACGGACATCCAACTTGCAAAACTTCTCGCTGAAAGTTGTCAGTGAGCGGCCACTGGTTGCGGTCACGAATATTGGCCTGAAGAATCGTTACCGAGTCCTCCGTGAACGCCATCAACTGCGGAAACTCCAACGACGGAGTCCGTGACAGCGCCGTCACTTCCCGATTAAAGTTGAATCCCGTAGTGCCCCCAAGATACGTTTGCTCTCGGAAACTGAAAGGGTTGCCGATATCCGACGCAAGCACAGTCTTACCGCGCGCAACCCATAACCGATCCCCCACCCACGCCACTGCGCTGCCAGTGGGGGTTTCAAATTCGTTATCGCGAACGTGACCTGAATCCGAGCCATCATACCACGCCGGAGCAGTGTTATCAGCGCCGTCAAAAATGAAAAGAACCTCACGTGGCGCGATCACGTTGATCGCCGACGTGAGATCACTCGTTCGACGCTCAGCAACTTGCGTGGCCTGCACCCACCACACTTGCTTCGCGTGCGGGAGCATCTGAATATTAGTCAGAAGGCGGAATTCAAGAAACGGCCAGTCGGCAACATAAATCGCACCGTCCACTGCGACTACAAACTGCTCGATCCCAACCCGAGGACGAAAAATAGTGGCCCCCTGAAGTTTTCCAGCCGGAAGCGTAACAAGGCACCGGTATCCGGGGCGGCACGACCAGAACCCCCCGACGTTCAGCATGTTGATCGCGTTCCATGAATACCCCTGCGGTAACGAGCCGGGGTCCATAGACGAATTCGACCCGCGAATCCACGTGGAGTCGAAATCAATTAGCGGTTGCGGTTGCTGCGACATACTTAAACAATCTCGTAATCGTCTTTATCAACCAAACTGTCGGCTCCGTCATGGACTTGAATCGGGTTGAACGTAGTGTTCGGCTCCGCGACTGACTGGGCTTCAAGTTCAAGACGCGCCGCATTCGCTTCGTAAGCGATGGCCTCGTTCAGCTTCTCGTCCTTGTAAAACTTGCGCGCACGAACCGCGAGAATGAGCGCCAACGGACTTTTAAGCGGAATATGATCATACCGGCTCGTGAACGTTGGGTTAGTTCTCCGGTAGGCGACGCGCACCCACGAACAAGCTCTGTTTAAACGAATACGTCGATACTGCGGCGTCTTCTCGTCGGGCTCATAGACTCCGAGCAGAACTCCGGTAGTGCTGGAGTTATCGATGGTAGACAACCGGATTGAGCCAACCGTTTCCGCCTTAAAGACACCCGTGATGCGGGCAATCGTCGGAGCGTCAGCGTCAGCCACGGCGACTCCGTAGATTGTGGGCACCCGATACCCGTTTCTCCACACACCGTTTTCCTCGCGCCGCAAAAGATTCCCGTTCACATCGTAACCGAAGACGATCAACTCCTTGCCGTCGTCTTCCGGCGTCTGAAGATAGGCAATCAACTTCGACGGGGACTCAAGATCACGATACGTCGTGTGCCAATTCCCTTGATCCTGCCAAGACCAATCGCACGCATTGCGACAGTCTCCCATGCCGTTCAAATGGAAATTGAAAAACGTTCCGTAACCCAACGTGGGATGCCCGCCAAAGTTCACGGCCAGCACCGTCTCGACTTCGCGCGGAAGTGTGATACACCGACCCCCGCCCGTGGTGCAGATATCGATCCAACCCTTCCATCCCTCAAAATCACCCTTGTTGGAGATCAGAGACACAGCGTCGCCGAGGTAACGAAAAAGAACCCGGTCCTCGCAAGAGCCGATGATCTTTTTCGCTTCGTCGTAGATGTCGTCAACGCGGAACATGTTAGTAGCCTCTTTCTTTCAGCTTTTTTTCCACCAGCGCGTCGAGCGCGGCGTCTGATTCGCGTTTCGGGGCAGACGCTTCTTTATCGCCTTCCGTCGAGACGATTTCGTGAACCTCCAGAGTGCAAGAGTAGCTGTCCTCGCGCTCAGAACTGGCGACCTTTTTGAATCGAATCACCATTGTTCCTTCTTTGGGAAGGTCCAACGGTTCTTTGTGCGAGATATACAACTCCGGGTAATACTCGCGATCCTTTGACGGAGACGAGACACAACAAGGGCCTTCCGGGTGCTTCTGGCCGAGTTTGATATTCAGTTTCATAAATCATTAAGCTAACCGAGAGACAGCGATGTCACAAATCTCGAATTCAGGAGTCGTTCGATCCCAAAACAAACTCAGGTGATCGAAGCTCCCCGCCGACTCGTCGAGCGCGAGACCGGCAGTAGTTCCCGTTGCGTAGTTCGTAATAGATGGAGCCGCAACTTCCATTTGCTCCAAAAAAGTCGTTCGGCTAATGTCCACCAAAGCCGCGCCTGAACTGAGTTTGAAAATATCGAAGGTGTAGTTAGGGCTACCCTTGTTAACGTCCACGAAAAACACTCCACGGTCCGCGCTCGGCACCGCAGCACCGTTTGGCAATCTCCAAGACGTGTTCAAGACAGTTCCATCAGTAATCGTCGTTGCTACTTTCTTAGTTGGAGCAAACATGTTGACGGTTACTTCATAGTTGGTCGCAGAGCGAGTCCACGTCCCGGAATTCGTTCGGATTCCCGCAAAATTAGTCGTAGAAGAATCCCCATAGATATTCGAAGACCCACTACACACCCCCATCACAAACCGAGGCGTGCCCGTAAGAGTCGCACCTGAGTCCCGAATGTGGAACCGAATCCCAAAACGAAGTTGGGTCCAAGACGTGCCAAACGGAATGGGCCGAACAAAAGTTCCGTTAGACACGACGATGCGTTTATCCCCAACTGAGGAAATCGTTCTACTTAAAATCGTAACTGCCATAAAATTTTACCGCGCCACGTAAGCCGCAGTCCACCCTACCCCACCATTTTGCCCATTAAGATTCGCAAGATCAGTGTAGGATTCCATGTCATCCTGCGCTTTGAGCCCCGTATAGTTGACAACCGTTTGATACGCCCCAGTCCAACCCGGCGATCCACCGTTTAAACTATCGACATCCGCGCCGTCCGTATACGACTCCATGTCGTCTTCAGCTTGGACGCCCATAAAATTAGTTCGAGCCGCATAGGCCCCGGTCCATCGAGCCCCTCCGTTGAGGGCATCCAAAAATGCCAAATCGGAATACCCCTCCATGTCATCGCGAGGAATTCCGCCGAGAGTCGCGATAAGAAATGG